TAATTACCACCTGCTATATTGCTAGTAATGCGCAAACGCTTCTCACGACGTTGTTCTCTTAGGACAATTCTAAGGGTATCTGGATCGTAATAATAGGGATCTGATACATCATTTTCACCAGAAGCGTAACTCTTACCAGTCACCGTTAAGAACATTTCTTGAGACTGTACAAAGTCTGGCTCAATACGCTCTAAGTGAATCCAACGATTTGCGCCCGTGACGTTTCGTTGCCCCGGACCGCCTGTCACCCAGCCAATACTGTTTGTCTCAAAGTAAGATTCAACCGCATTGACGTTATTCAAATAGATATTGTCAACACCGATCTCATGTTGCCAAAGGGTATAAGTTCCTTCAGTGTTTTCCTCATTTCCAGCCCAAACTGGGAAACGAAAGACTTCTGAGTACACCCCAGCAGAACGACGAGCTCCATCAGCCTCTCCTGCGTCATACCAAATCTTGTCTCTGACGTTGTAAATAATGGCATCAGTACACTCAACCGCATCGCCCTTAGGATAAAACCACCAGATTTCACCCCAACGAGGGATTTTGGCAGCCCAGACCTTTTGACGCTGAGGATAATTCAGATTGTCAAAGAAATAGTTGATATTAGTATTGTTGGGGATCTCTTGAACTACGCCGTTATACATCAGAAAACGGTCAACACCAATCCAATAATAAATACCGTCATATTCAATAACGCATTGACTTGACAGAATGGAAGTCTGGGTGGAGATGATGTCATAACGCCAAAACAGGGTTGATGTACCTACCGTCTGGGGCGCATAAGTGACACGAGTAAGCTGATCTAATGACCAGAATAGACCTGCTGGAGACGTTGTACCGCCTCGTAATGGCAAGCCTTTAACTACTTTTGTAGCTGAAATATTGTTGGCGTTAGAGTCTGCTGATACCCAGTTAGTAAAGTCTCCTGCAGCGCAGTTCTGAATCAAGCCATTATTGCCATAAACAAACAGGTATGGGTAGAGCATGCATGCGCCACCAGATACTGAGATGTTATTGTCAAAGGTAAATGTGACGGTAGAAGTGCCTGTAATGGAATTATTTACAGTAATTGTGGTTTTAGGGCTTGGCGTTGTGACTACAGCAACGGCTGTAACTACTGTATTTGCAGGAACACCTGTTCCAGTAACAGTTTGACCAACACCCACAATATAGCTAGAAGAGTTAACAACGATAGTAAATGCATTTGGGGTACCTGCACTTCCTGATAGAGTAAACACGCCCACAGGAGATAAAGAACCACCCGGAAATGTCCCAGTCAACACCTTAGCGTTTACGGTACTATCGATATAACGAAGATTTTGCGCTGCATGAGCTATAAGCTGTAAAGTGTCTGTTCCATTAGCATCAAAACCAACATCAAATTGCCACAAGTTATTGGCGCTTGACGTAAAACCAGTCATTGAGATATTGGTTGGGCCTGATCCCACTCCATCGTCATCATCTGTTTGCCAGTATTTCAGGGAGTCACTAAATCCTGAGTAGACGTAGTTAAGACCTTGCTGAGACTGCATAACCATACCACGAGAAATGCTGGGCGCACTTAAAAAAATACCTCTGTAGCCACCCATTTTACGAGGGCGACCACGCTGAAAACGACACCATTGACCATCCACAAACATGGGTGAGTCAAATAATGTGCCGTCTCTTTGTATCCCTGCTGGGATATTGAGCGAGATGACATTAGCTGTCAAAATGCCCCTCCAGATAAGCCTTGGTTCGTAAATACGCCTGCCAAAACACCGCCTGCAACCACTGCAAACTTACCTGCTGCTGGCAAATAGATTCCCGTTGTTACATCACCAGAAAACTTTAATGATGGGCTTCCTAAAGATCCATTTCCAAGTGTAAGAGAGGTAATGTTGCTAGATGCGCCAGATGCGGCGTTATAGACGTTTGTTCCATCGCAAATAACAACTAATGAATCGCCTTGGTTAATCGCAACAGTACCAGCACCTACTGCAGTGGTTTTAAAGGTTAATGTAAATGCGCCAGTTGTGTTATTCGTTAGTGTATATAACTGAACAGTTGACGGCAAAACAATGATTTGATTTGACGTTAATGTTCCAGAATATGCTTGAATGACATTAGAAGCTTGTGAAGATGTTAGGGTTGTTGTTCCGCCTGTAACATTTAAAGCTAATTGCGTAAAAGCAAATTGGATTGACTGACCATAACCAAAGGTATTCCAATTTGATCCATTAGAAACAATGACAAACGATTCGGTTAATTGAAGCTGTGTAGATACATTGTTATCAATTGTGTTTGTACCCACTGGCACAACATTTAATATGCCAGTTCCATTGTTACGGATCATACAAAACCAGTTATTACCTACTGACGACGCCGAAGGCAGAGTAATCGTTCCAGCGCCACCTTCATAAACAATGAATTGAGAGCGATTTGATGTAGTAAGGGTTGTACTTGAGTAAAATAGCGCAGCTGGATAAGATTGGTTTAAGGTGCTTCCAATCGCTAATAATCCATTTCCAGCAAGAGAAGCGGCGTCTGCTGAGGATGTTCCTGCGCCAAATGTAATGGTAGCCCAAGTACCTGCATCCGTTGAATTGCTTGTAACGTAGATGTATTTAATAACGCCTGCAGGAACAGTAGTAATTGCACCGTTTGCATTATTGACAACAGAAAATGTAATAGCGCCTACGTTGTTAATTATTAAAGCCTGACCAACAGATACCTGCTGGGCAGAAGGCATAATCAAATTAAGGCTTGCTACAGTAGCTGTAACCTCAATAATATTAGACGCTACAGAGCTCGTAGTGCCATTGACGGGCCATTGGAGCGTCGTATTGGTAGAAATACTCAGGGATTCATAAGCAACCTGTGAAGGAGATATGGTTTGCCCTGTAAACGGATTTACATATGTAGTCATAGTTAACTCTCGATAGCGACAGCTTGACGGTCACCAATGCGTAGCTGGTCTTCTGCCTTCAAGACTTGCATGGCTTCCTGATATTTTTGTTGGAAAATTTGGCGTTGATCGTTCTTGAGGAACGGCATAGCTTGTAACAGTGTTCCAAAAAGCATCGCATTCGGTGCATTCTGGGTAATCCAGTTAGTCTGATTAGCTGAATCTAAAGGTTGTAGGCGCTCATAAAAGAGCACTTGGAATGGATAAGCCTGATCTGGGGTAGGAGACACTAACCAGTGATCATAATCGTAGTCAGCGTAATACAAGGGTAAACCCGTAGTACCGCCAGTATTGTAATTAAGCAGGTATTCGTACTTGCGTAGGAACACAGGGCTTGGGGTATTGCTGGGCGCTGTTACGTTAAACGATACAGTCTTACGCCAACGAGCTGGCTTAGGAATGATGGCATTATTGATAGTCATCGTGGAGTTCACTACCTGTTGTTGACCAAGGGTTTTGATCTGCTGAGCAATCTCGTACTCGCACAAGGTAATAAACGTCGGAATTTGGTTGACGACTGCAGGGTCGTTACGTTCTAGGTACTGCTCAACGGCAGTAACAAGAGAGTCATAGGTTAGTACAAAAGAAGCTGTCATCTTTTCACCGCAAAGGTTAATTTACTGGAGCAAAAACTGGCTAGCTTTTTGCTGATTTTAGCCCAATATTGCATAAAGTTATACACTTAAAACACTTAAAGCTTTAGCTATTTTTGCTTTACGGTCATCTAACCCGATTAAGCCCCCATTTATACGCTTAGTCATGGTGTCAATATCCCCAGAATCAGCTAGGGCGTTGAGCAATTTCTTGTTCCAAAACCAGCCTGCGCTTAGCGACGCATATTCAGGAGTGGTTAGCAGATCAGGATTGTCAAGGAGATCTACACCTATTCCAGAACCGCAGTTTTCATAGTTTTCTTTGCCAGTAAGCTGGATTAAGCCTCTGCCTAAATACTTGGCGGCTTCCTCTTCATTGGCATTACCAAGCCTTCCGTTATAGACTTTGCCAGCAATCTTAGCTGGTTGACGTGCATATTGGTCGGCTATTTCCCTTGTTGGAAAACGACTGGGCCATGTCTTCATTAAGCCTTCTGCGCTGTAATTCAAGTTTTCTTGCAAGACCTTGAAGTTCCCAGACTCATGAGCGCATTGACCAATAAAACATGCTTGACGCTCTGGAGTGTTGATTTCGTACTTTTCAAAGGTATCTTCTAACGGTTGTAGCCATTTAGGGTCTATACCTAGCTGTTGTAATTGTTCGTTTGTCATTGTTTTCTATTTAACATTAATGCTGCTATTGGAAGAATGGATTCTGGATCAACTGGCTTTTCTTTCCAACCTACGGTAATTTGACCTATAAACTGATTTTGATCAGGAGGAACGGATATACGACAGGTATAGTTCACGCCAATGGATTTGTACCAAAGACCAATTTCAGATTGAGCCTTTAAATATTCGCTACAAGGAATTTCATTAGCCATCAATTTAATAACATCGTTGTTATTCGCAGTATTCTTAGTAAACAATCCAACATCATAGCCATCAAAATCTTTATACCTAGATCCGTCAGCAAGAAAAGCCCTCTCAACTACCCGTTTTCCAAGGATGGTGTCTACATTAAAAATAACTACCATCGTTGCTCCAGTAGATTTCAATATTAGTCTAGCCGCTGGTTCAAATCTATCAGCGTTCATAGCTGGTCTTTCTTTGCTCTTCATATAAGCACCAACCATTACTTCTTGATGCTGGTAAAAAAAGAAACCAAAAAATCCCAAAAATGCTAATAAAAGAACAACCCCCAGCTTGAATGGGCTGTCAATGTAATTTAAAACGCCTAATAGCGTTTCCTTAGCGTTACCTTGTTCAATTGCCATTTAATTAATTGCATCGTACTGTTTATAACAAGCCTCAAGTGCTACTCTTATTTCGTCTGCACGGGCGGCTTCCCTGATAAGAAATTCTGCATCGGGGGAAGAAAGGGTTTGTCCGTTGCAATCCTGTCCAGTGACGGTTTTTGTGGGACTACTGGTACGGCTACGCAACCCACTAATGGCATCAACAAGCTTAGTATTAATAACTTTGATCTGAGCATCTTTATCTTTCCTTATGGTATCTGCAACTGCTTGATATTCGTGTTCTTTTTCACGCACTACCTTTTCAGCTTTGCTTTGTTGGTACGAGCAGCCGTTAACAAAGCCACCGCAAAATAAAATGATTCCAACAATAGCAATAATGGCGTATAGATTTATTCCAAACA